TTAGAGTAACCTCTTTCTTGTCCTTTTAATATAAAATCAGTTTGTTTCATTATTATCTCTTACAGGGAAAAATTCATCTAATGGGTCAGATTGTACTTGTATATTACTTAATCTAGGCTTCAAAGGCATAACAACTGCTCTTTGTCTTACTGGTGCTAATACTTGTTTAACTGCAACATTAATTTCATTTTGAAATGCTATTGACTCATTATCATCTTTTTGCACTTCATTATATAAATTAACACCACGTACTTTTTCTTTACCTGAAGTTATTCTAATTTTTTGTCCATTAACTTCATATGTTCCTTTTTTTATACCTCTTAAAAATTCTTCTAATTCAAATATTGTTTGTGTATATAAACTATCTCTTAAATCAGCAGGCATACTTCCTGTTAATGCATTAAATTGTTTTGTGTACTCAAGCATTGCTCTTGATTCTATATTATCAAATGCTCTATCATGTTGATTTCTATTACCAACAAAAAATCCTACAGTGTTTTCGTTACCCATAGCACTTGTAATAGGTGATAATAATTTAGAACGTATCATTGGTGTTGGATTAATTTTGTTTATATCTGACATTATATCATCTAATTCATCTAAAGCTTCACCTTTAAATTCACCATTCATATAATTTACAATTCTACGTTTTACATTTGCTACTCTTTTTTGTCCACGTCTACTTAACAAATCACCATCAGCATCTTCTACTAAACCTTGTGCAAATCTTTCTGTTTGTAATGCTATTGCTTCTCGGTAGTAATTTGCTTGTTGTGCATTTAAATTACCTTTAGCATAGTTATCAGCAACCCAGTATTCGTCCAATAAGCCTTGTTTTAGCAACTTATCTCCATTATCCATAGCAGGCTTCAGTTTATCTTGTAGTAACGATTTTTGCCTATATATAGCCTGATTTTTTAATTGGTTAAATTGTGAAAAATTTAATTTATCTGTATATTTTTTATCGTTTACAATATTATTTATTTCATTTGGGTCATTTGTAGTAATAATTTTATTTAATACATAATTGTATCTACCTTTAGATTGATGGTCACGAGCCTTAGCTTCTCCAACAATTTTTGCTAACTCTTTAATTTTAGCATCGCCAGTATCCATGTCATCATTTTTGTAATACATGTTGGCTTCTTGTACAATTTTGTCTTCATAGTCTGTTAATTTTAATGCTAATTGTTCTTGTTTTGCATTAAGTCTTATTTTTTCACTATCTAAATCCCACCTACTTAAATATCGATTAGGACTATCGTAACCTC